CTGAAAAGTCTGGTGATGTTACCACTAGACATGGCAGTACAATTCACTATAGTTAAAAGAAAACCACTATGACTTCATCACAAGTAAATGTTTCAGAGACACCACCAATGTCTGCTTCAGACTTGGAAGGTTTAAAAGATGAGAATGGTTTATATGCTGGCAAGTTTAAAACTGTAGAGGATTTAGTAGGAAGCTACAAAGAACTCGAAGGTAAGCTTGGTGCTATAGATCAAACTAAAGAAGAACCAGAAGGTAATGCAGAAGAACAAACAGAAGAGCAAGAAACAGAAACTAACGATTCTGAATTTGATGCAGAAGAGTTTTATGGAGATGGCCTTGCTTCGGTATTAGAGGAGGTTGGTATTGATCCAGTAGATATATCAAATCGCTTTGCAGAGAATGATGAAATTACTGAAGATGATTACAGCAAGCTAAGTGAAGCTGGCTTCTCAAAACAAATTGTTGATACCTATTTAGATGGTCTTCGTAATGCTGGCATGGCAGGTGAAGTAGATGCACAAGGTATCAAAGACTCAGTAGGTGGAGATGAAAGCTATGGTCAAATGGTTTCTTGGGCTATAGAAAATTTACCTGCTGAAGAAGTCCAAGCCTTTAATAAGTTAACTGATACAGGAGATGGACCTGCTATTAAGTTAGCTGTTCAAGGTATCTATTCACAATACAATAATGCTATGGGAATTGAACCAAATCTCTACTCAGGTCGTGCTTCAACAAGTGGACCTACACCATTTAGATCTACAGCAGAAGTAGTAACTGCTATGTCTGACCCTCGTTGGGAGAAAGACGTATCTTACACAGAAAATGTAAAAGCACGTTTAGCAGGTTCTAACGTATTCGGGTAATGGCTAACAAACCTACAAATCCAAAACTTTATTCACAGGTAAAGTCAGAAGCAAAGAAGAAGTTTAGAGTCTATCCTTCTGCTTATGCTAATGCGTGGCTTGTAAGAACTTACAAAAAACGTGGTGGTGGTTATCGCAAAACTTAATTATGAAAAAACTAACAGACAAACAAAAAAAGAATCTTGATAAAACTGGTGATGGTAAAATCAGTAAAGAAGATTTTTTACTTCTTCGTAGATTAAAGAAAAAGAAAAATGGCAAAGCTTAGTCTTAGTCAAATGAGAACTTTGAAGAAACATTCAGAGCATCATTCTAAAAAACACATGGATATGATGAAGAAGCTTATGCGTGAAGGTTCTTCATTCAAAGCTGCACATAAAAAAGCACAAAAAGATGTAGGCAAATGAGTCTTACTAGATGGTTCAAAGAAAAATGGGTTGATGTCAAAACAGGCAAAGACTGTGGTAGAGGTAAAGATGAAAAAGGTAGACCTTACCCTGCTTGCAGACCATCAAAAAGAGTTAGTAGTAAGACACCAAAAACTACAAGTGAAATGAGTAGCAAAGAAAAGGCTAGGTTCAAAAGAGAAAAGACAGGTGCAAAAAAGATTAGTTACCAACACAGAAGAAAAAAAAGAAATAGTTTAAAGATTGCGTAAAGGTGTTATATTTTAAATAGCTTACATTTTTTATGTCTAAGGGTGTATCAATGACCAAGAAGGATAAAGACCCCACAGGTGGTCTTACTGCTTCTGGTCGTAGAAAATACAACCGAGCAACAGGTGGAAACTTGCAAGCTCCTGTTACTAAAAAGACAGG